CACCGATGGAAGTCGACGTGAGAATCATCATGAAGGATGGAGCATTACCAACCGATGGAGATATCCAGGGATTGCAGGCACATCTTAGAGACAATGATATCCGGCCAGTTACGGACCATGTAACAGTTGCTGCGCCAGAAACTGTAGACTATGCGATTAATATGAAATATTTTATTAATCAATCTGATCTTAATAAGGTTGATACGATAAAAAATGAAGTTAATTCTGCAATTACAGAATACATCAACTGGCAACGAGGGGCGATTGGCAGAGACATCAATCCGTCAGAATTGACCAAACTGGTAATTAATGCAGGAGCAAAGCGAGTCGAGATCAAATCTCCTGTCTTTACGGTAATCGATGCCACAGCGGTGGCTAAATTAACCGCTCAGACTGTTACATACGGAGGTGTGGAAAATGATTAATCTGAAGGATGGAGAGCTTGCTGACGTTTCTCCATTTAAAGGAGATCCGAGAAATGATGCATTTTCATATGCAGTAAAAAAAATGATGCAATTCATCCTAGAGAAAGCGGATGGAACGCGGACGTATTCAATTATTCAGAATTTGCCAGACGACATTCTGGATATGCTGGCGGTAGAACTGAGAACGATGTACTACGAAGAGACGATGGATATCTCTGTAAAAAGAAATATTATTCAAAACACGTTATCTTGGTATGCAAAGGCAGGAACTCCGGCAGCAGTCGAAGAATTGATCTCTGTTGTTTTTGGTTCAGGGAAAATCGTAGAATGGTTCGATTTTACAGAGCCGCCATACACACCTGGTACTTTCGATATCGTCACAAATGCACCAATGGAGAGAGGAATCATCGATACCTTATCTGCAATCATTGACAGAGTAAAAAATGCAAGATCGCAGATAAGGAGAGTAGTGATCAATAGAGATCTTCAT